AACAAAGGAGTAACTACAATGGCTAAATTCGCTGGTGGTTCAACATATAACTTTGGATTAGGTGTTTCAGGTCAAACTAATGGTTTTTTCATTCCTGAAATCTATTCAAAGAAAGTACAAATAGCTCTAAGAAAAGCTGCAGTAGCAGAAGCAGTATGTAACACAGATTACATGGGAGAAATCTCATCTTTCGGTGATACTGTTAACATTATCAAAGAGCCTCAAATCGCAGTAGCAGACTACACAAGAGGTCTGGCTGTAACATCAACTGACTTAACTGACCAAGAACTTGTTCTAACTGTAGACCAAGCTAAATCTTTTTCATTTAAGATTGATGACTTAGAGAAGAGATTCTCTCATGTCAACTTCCAAGCTATTGCTGCAGACAATGCTGCTTATGCTTTAAGAGATGCTATGGATAGCAATATTCTAGCAGCTATTTCAGCAGGAGCAACTGCAACTGCAGGAATGGGAACTACTTCAACTCCAATTGATATTGGATTTGGAAGTGGTGAAGTTGACCCTTTAAACCAAATGGCATTAGCTGCTAAAGTATTAGACGAAGCTAACGCACCTGAAGATGGAAGATGGTTTGTTGCTGCACCTGAATGGTACAATCAACTTTCTAACTCTGCATCAAAACTTTTATCAGTAGACTTTAATGCTGGTCAAGGTTCAATCAGAAATGGTTTAGTTGCATCTGGATTACTTAGAGGTTTTTCAATGTACAAATCAAACAACTTACCAACTAATGACTTATCTGGTGCTACACCTGCTGGTTCAGCAACTGCACCTGAAGCTCTATTCGGTCACATGAGTTCAACTGCTGCTGCGTCAAGCATGAACAAAGTGGAAACTGTTAGAGACACAGGTACTTTCTCAGATATCGTTAGAGGTTTAATGGTATGGGGAAGAAAAGTATTAAGACCAGAAGTAGCTGGTAAAATTATCTACACAATAGATTAATTTTTAATACACTATTGGGTGGGGGTAGTAATATCCCCATCCTCTTATTAGGAGAAGAATTATGTTAAATAAATATTGGACAAACAAAATTAATCACTACAAAGAACATCATAAAAAAGAAGTTCTTATTGTAGCTATTATAATTATAATCGCATATATATTATAGGAGAAAACAATATGCCAATGAAAAAAGCAATGCCTGGTGGAAAAATAGTAAACAAAGGTAAATATAAATATGGTGGTAAAGTTCACCGAAATAAAAAAGGTCATGGTGGAGTAATGACTATAGTAATTAAAAAAGATAAAAATAAGAAAAAATAATAATGGGTATAATGTCTTCACCTGCTTGGACTCGTAAAGAGGGTAAGAATCCTAAGGGAGGACTTAATGCTAAAGGTAGAGCTTCTTATAATAAAGGTCGAACTAAGACTGGTAAGAAACGAAACTTAAAAGCACCAAGTAAAGTTGTAGGCAATAAAAGAAGAAAGAGTTTTTGTGCAAGGATGAAAGGCATGAAGAAAAAACTTACATCTGCAAAAACTGCAAGAGACCCTAATTCAAGAATTAATAAATCACTAAGAGCATGGAACTGTTAAATGGCTAAAACTTACTTATCAATGACAAATGAATTACTGGTTGAAATAAATGAACCAGAACTAACAACAGTATCAGGAGCATTAGGTATACAAAAATTTGTAGCTAACTGTGTTAACAGAGCTTATTTTGATATTGTAGATGCAGTTGATGAATGGTCTTGGTTAAAGACTGCAGCACCTCAAGATGACTATTATGGTAATACATATGTAGAAACTGTAGCTGGACAAAGATGGTATCTTATGAAAGCAGGTTCGGCTGATGTAGATACAGATTATGATTCAGTTAACTGGGATGATTTTACTTTAACAACAGAAGGTGTTACAGGTAAGACAGCTCCTCATACAATTAATAAATTAGCATTCACAACTTTATCAGCATGGAGAGCTAACTTTGCTCAAGGTGAAGAAGCAAACAAAGCTAATTCACAAACTTATTCAACACCACTAAGAGTATTAAGAAGTTCAGATGGTAGAAGATTTGGATTATCTCCTATACCAGATGATGTATATAGAATATATTTCTTTGCTTATAATAGACCTACTGAATTAACTAATGATACAGATAAGGTTTTATTTCCAGAACAATACAAACCAGTTTTACTAGCAAGAGCTAGATATTATATTTATCAGTTTAAAGATAATATTGCACAATCACAATTAGCTTTAGATGAATATAAAAAAGGATTACAAAATATGGCTGACCAATTAAACTCTCCTCAACCAGAGTATATGTCAGATGTTAGATTTACATATTTATATTAAGGATAAACTATGCCAACTCAAGGAGCATCAATTACAGTACAAGGTGGCTTGGATTTAGTTTCAAGTTCTCATGCTTTATTTAGAACTCCAGGAGCTGCAACTAAATTACAAAACTTTGAATCATCTACTACAGGTGGTTATAGAAGAATAAGTGGTTATACTAAATGGGGTGGTGCTAGTGGTGTTATACCTAGTGGTGTATCAACTGATACTATTCATGGAATTATAAATTATGCAGATGGAGTAGTAGTTGCTCAATCAGATGATTTATATTTTAGTACTACAGGTACATCTTATGTACAAATAAATAAAGATACTTTTACTGCAGGAGCAGGAACAGTTTCAATTAGTTCAGGTTCACCAACAGTAACAGGAACTACTACAACTTTTACAACATCATTTACTCCTGGTGATGATATTAAAATTGATAATAATTTTTATAAAGTATTATCTATTCAAAGTGATACAGAACTTACATTAGATATTAATGCAAATACTGCTAGTACTCAAAATGGATTAACATATTTTATAGGTGGTATAAGTTCATCTAGTTTAGCTAGTGCAACAACTATACCTAGAACTAATCAAACTAATGTTAAATTTATTAATTTTGAATCTACAGGTGGTCAAAATGGAACATTATATTTTGTAGATGGTCAAAATAAAATAGGTGAATTTTATATACATGAAGATGGTAGCTATCACTTTGAAGAAATTGAAAGGTCTGCTCCAGTAGGTTGTTCATTAATTGAAAGATATGCTGAAAGAATTATAGTATCTGGTCAAGCATCTAATCCTAGTACAGTATATTATAGCACTAGATTAAAACCTTATGATTTTGAAGGTGCTTCTGCAGGTTCAATTGATGTAGGTGATATAGTAATAGGTATTAAAGTATTTAGAAATAGCTTAATTATATTCTGTAAAAATAGTATATATGAGTTGACAAACCTTGATTCTACTCCTATAATTAAATCAGTAACTAAAAATATAGGTTGTGTAAGTGGCAACTCTATTCAGGAGATAGGTGGAGATTTAATTTTCTTAGCACCTGATGGATTGAGAACAGTTGCTGGTACAGCTAGAATTGATGATGTTGAACTAGGTTCTATTTCAAGAAAAATTTTACCTCTTATAAATAATATACTAAACAACTTTGGAAACTATACAGTTTCTAGTATGGTTATTAGAGAAAGAAGTCAATACAGATTATTCTATTATCAATCTGGTCAAGCAGCTTCTGGACAAAAAGGAATTATAGGAACATTTAAATATAGTGCAGAAGGAATACCTGCTTTTGAATGGAGTGAAACAAAAGGATTACCTGTAACAGTTTGTACTTCAGATTTAAATAGTTCAGGTACAGAAGTTATTTTTCATGCAGATGAATCAGGATATATTTACCAACATGATACTGGTAATAGTTTTGATGGTTCAAATGTAGAAGCAGAATTTCAAACACCAGATATGGACTATGGTGATAATGGTTTAAGAAAAAGTTTATATAAAGTTAAAGCTAATATTGAACCTGAAGGTGTTCAAAATTCTTTAAATTTAAGAATAAGATATGATTTTGAAAGTGGTGAAGTTCCTCAACCTGGAAATTTTTCAGTAGGTAATTTAAGTTCAGCTTCATTATTTGGTACTGCAGTTTTTGGTACAGCAACATTTGGAGCAACAACACTACCAAGTAAAAGTATATTAGTAACTGGAAGTGGTTTTTCTAATAACTTTAAATTTTTTAGTAATGATACTAATGCTCCATATTCAGTAAATGGAATGTTTGTTTCATTCATAGCAGGAGGAAGAAGATAAATTATGGCAGGATATACTAGACAAAGTTCAATAAATGATGGCGATACAGTCACAGCAGCATTATTTAATAATGAATATAATCAATTATTAGCAGCTTTTAATAATTCAACAGGACATAAACATGATGGTACTGCAGCAGAAGGTGCAGTTATTGCATTAATTGGTGATGCAGGTTTAACAACT